ATTGAATACCTTGTTCCTTTCTTTATTGGTTTTACTGCGTGTGGATATAAAAAAGCACTTGGCCAAATTATTAATCTTCCTGCTGCGGTTTCTACCTTTACTGTAAGTTTTCCTGTAGTAGGATTAAAAAATTGTAATTCTCCCCCTTCATAATCATTATTTAATAATAAAATACAAGACAATGCTCTTGGACTTCTTAAAAAATTATCTATGTGTGGTGTATAAAAACCTCCTGTTTCATATTTCAATACATCTAAAGTAGTTATTCCTTCTACAGATGTTCCAAATGGTTTAGCAAATTCATAAGTATATTCTTGAACATACTTTTTAAATTGACTTATAAAATAATTACACCAATGAATTTTAGTTTTTGATTTGCAATCCCAATTAACTAAAGAATATGCTTCGACATTTCTAACATTTTTATCGACTACATTTTCTTTACCAATTCCACAAGGATTAAATTTTTGTTTTGTTGTAAACTTAATAAATGAACCTATAGTTTCTACAGGCATAATATTGTCATATACTTTTACGTAACTTTCTAATTTCATACATATGAAATATATATAGTTTATTTAAAAAGTAAACTAATAATTTAATTCTAAATGATATAATTGAGGACAACCAGAAAGGTTGTAAATGTATTCGAATGCACTGTCAGATCTACCTAATGCAGTAACGGCATTCATGTCAATTCCCTCTAAAAATGTAACCATGGCCTGTGCTGTACTATCACTAGCATAATTATGAGCTGAAATTGATTTTATTTCTTTAATTAAAATATCTCTAGCCCATGTTACCATAGCTTGAGATTCGGTAGCATCTAAATCTTTTGGTTCAGAAGGTTCAGTATCTGTAAAATTAAAATAAGTTTCACCTTCATAAGTAATGGTATCACCACTTAAAGTAGGTTTAACTTTTTTACAACCAACGTTTTTATAATCAGTGTCACTAACTTCTTTTGCAACAATATTTGGTGTTATTATCCATTTATCTTTTTTAGCTTCATCAGGAGCCATTCTGTAAAATTCGTTGTTTTGAAAAATTATATATTTTGCCATGATATATATTAAGCGTTATCAAAAACTATTAAAGCGCCCATTCCTCCTTGATTGGGTGTGTGAGAAGGAGTAGGAGTTTGAGACCTGTTTCCTCCTGTTCCGCCAATACCTGCGTTAGTGCCAAACATAATTGTTTGTCTATAATAAGCCATATCATTATTCGAACCTACGTCTGGACCTGGAGTACCTGCAATACTATTATTTGCAGCTGGTGTAGGTGCTGATCCTACAAAACTTCCAGTACCAATAGTTCCTGGAGTACCAGGATTTCCACTAGTTGTTTCAGGTGCTTTGTTTCCACCGTTTCCACCGTTTAAAGAAAATAAAGTAGCTATACTAGTTGCTCCCCCTGCACTCCCGTTAGTTGCATTGTTAGCTCCCCCTCTTGATCCTGAACTACCAAGTGCACCAACAGCATAAGGTTGTGAGAAAGGAGGTGTAATATCTGATGTAAAAACTCCTACAACTCCAAAACCTCCAGCACCACCTCTAATAGTATTTGGTCCTTGTGCTTGTGGGCCTCCGCCACCGCCTCCTCCTCCAGAAGCAGCGTATGCCATCATTTGATTTCCGTTTGATGTATAAGTTCCAGAAGATGGTCCAAAAGCAGTAATTTTTGGTGTCATAACAGCACCCCCTGCACCAGATTCACCGGCTACAACTCTTCCTGATGAATCAACAGTAACAGTTGCTGATGTAAAAGTTCCTTTTGCTGATTTTATAATTCTTGGCATTGTTTTCTTTCCTCCTTAAAATTTATTAGTCAACCATTTCTACGTAAGAAACATGAAAAGCTAAATCGTTAGCAGCACCAGCTGTAACAGCAATTAAATCTGTTTCATCTAAATAGATAGGTCTTGCAATTAAATCTAATGTTGAATCTGCAGGCACAGAGATCGTGCTTGCGATTTTATAATAAGTTGAACCATTGTCATTACTAATTTCTACTGTTGCGTCAACAGCACTAGTTCCGTCAATGTTCGCTAATAATATTGTGTCAATTCTTACTGCAGTTTCCGCAGGTACATCAATCATAGTAGTTCTGTTTGTATCAGATAAACTACCCATAGCATTCTTGGGTGTGATTGTTGCTATATTTACAAGATTCGGTGTTGCCATTTTTTATTCTCCTTCTAGATTAATACCCGAAAACCATGGAAAAGACAATACCTTTTCCATCAGTAGTTACAGTTTGTGTTGAGCTTGATGTAGCATTAGTCACTTTTGCTCTACCAGTACCATTTGGTGCTACAGTTATATCTCCATTAGCGGCGTCTGTAATAGTGACAGTTCCGGAGTTTGTCCCACTATTTGTGTTTAAAATTAAATCTGTTGCACCACCTGTTGTTACAGTTAATGTTCCAGCTCCATTTGATGTTAAAACAGCTGCTGCACCACTATCTCCAACTTTTACTGTATCCGCTGCAAGAACAACATCTCCAGTTCCATTTGGAATAATGTCTATATCTGCATCAGAAGTAGATACAATATCGTTTCCATTAACATCTAAATCACCGCCAAGTTGAGGTGAAGTGTCATCGACAACAGCATTTATACCAGTAGCAACAGTTAAAATTTTTGGATTTGTTGCATCAGGATTAGCAGATGCAAATACTAATTTATCACCTTTATCTGTTGCTGCAAACGTAAGTGAATCACCTGAACCAGTTGCATATTTAAATTGTACTGTGTGAGATCCAGATGTTGAATTTCTTAAAAAATAAAATGTTTGAACATCATTTGGAATAGTTACGATTTGATTTCCAGAAATAGTTCCTGTAAATTCTATCATTCTGTGTGCAAGTTCTGCACCAGTTGCTCCATCTGAAACAGATAATGCAGTTGTTTGTGCGCCACCATTAATATCTTTTTGTATGAACCCAGCAGAAATTTGTTCTACTAATTGTAAATTTGTATTAGTTTTTGTCCCCCATGTACCGGCATTTTCACCAGTTGCTTGAAGTTCTACCCCTAAAGGTGTGTAAGTTGATGCCATAATTTATCTCCTATGCAGCGTCAGTATAACTTGTATTTGATCCAGTTGCAACATTTGTATACGATGAATTTGAACCAGTGTCAACGCTTGAATATGCTTGAATTCCAAAACCAGTGGCAGTTCCAAATTCTGCAACAGAAACTGTTGCAGAAACTCCTGTTAATCCCATTACAGTAGGAGGAGTTAATGAACCAACACCAGAGGTCATAGACACTCCTGTTAATCCCATTACGTCTGCAGGTGATAAATTACCTACTGCAGATGTCATCGCTAAACCTGTTGGTATAATAGTAGGGTTCGATGTAACAGTTGGATCACCAATTGCTGAAGTTGCAGACACTCCTGTTAGTCCCATTACATCTGCTGGTGTTAACGCTCCAACAGAAGCAGTTGAAGAAACTCCAGTTAATCCCATTACGTCTGCAGGTGATAATGATCCTACTGAAGAAGTTGCAGCAACTCCTGTTGGTACAATTGTTACATCTGAAATTAATCCTGCAAAAGAACCAACTGCTGAAGTTGCAGAAACTCCTGTTAGTCCCATTACATCAGCAGGTGAAATAGATCCAACACTTGCTGTTGCAGATTGACCTGCAAGTAATACTGTTCCTTGGATACCCCAACCTTCATTGTTGTTCCATCCACCTCGGCCCCAACCAGAACCTATCTCTGCATCTACTGTTACAGAACCAACCGAAGCAGTTGCAGCTACTCCTGTTAAATCAACAATAAAAGTTCCACTCCAACCATCTTCACCCCAAGCATCAGATCCCCAACCTGCTTCAGGAAAAGCTTCTAGTTCTCCAACAGATGATGTTGCAGATACACCTGTTAATACGACAGTTGCTTGATTAGATTGCCATGAGTTTTGATTCCATGCTACGAGTGGATCGTCTCCGCCCCAGATTGAAGTAGCCATAAGGAGTGCCTCCTTATGCTATTCTTATAATAGCGTTGGTTGCGTCTGCTGTTGGAAATTGAATTGTGAAAGTTCCACTTGTTACAGTTTTATCAGAACCAAATGCTATAACTGCGCAAGCAGGGTCTCCTGTTGCTGTATCGTTATAAATTAAAGCACCGTTTGCTGTAAAAGATGCTGAAGTATAACTTACATCTGCAAAATCACAAACAGCAGTTGTGCTTGATGCTGCTGGTGTAACACTCGTTAGAGT